ACGGGATGGTCAACGTTTGAAAGCAAGATTGAGAAGTTACGCGCCGATCCTTGGGTACAGAACGGTATTGCTGAGATTGTTCCGCTTTACACCTCCCCACAACAGCGCGAATGGAAGGGGCTGACAGAGAAGGAAATGAAAAAGCTTGCTGATACGCACTTGGTTCATCAACCTGAATCGTATGAAATGAGTGGCGTTTTTGACTTGATACGCGCAGTTTCAGAAAAACTAGAGGAAAAAAATGACTGACACGACTGACCGTGAAATGCTGGAACTGGCTGCGAGGGCGGCTGGGTACAGCTTAAAGTGGGGCAAAGATTGGCACGACAAAGGCGCACCGCTGGTTGACGACAAGTTATGGAACCCGCGCCACGACAATAACGATTCATTCCGACTGGCCGCCAGACTGAAACTGCAAGTCGCTTTCGGTACTTTCACTGACTACGAGGCATCAGCCTATGAGTTCGGGAAACCAGCGGTTCATGTAGAAACTTCCAGTAACACCGACATGGAAGCCGCAGCCAGAGAAGCCATTTTTTTAATGGCCGTTGAAATTGGAAAGGGTATGAAATGACTGACACGACTGACCGCGAACTGCTGGAGCAGGCGCTAAACGATCTTGAAGCGCTGGTCGCATACATCAAAGGCGGTGAGCCTGATCTTTTTATGCAAGTTCCTTCAATTGAAGCACTACGTGAGCGACTAGCAGAAAAGAAAGCAAAAGCTTTAATGGAAAAGCGGGAAATGTTGGATAAGATAGAGAAAATGAGGGAAAATAAGCACTAAGACGCATGAGACTTGATGAACTGTCCGATGGCCAGGACGACCCCCCAGTAAGGGAGCTAATCAGGTCTCAGTCGTGTTAGTGAATGCGTAGGCTGATACGCGGTTGTGTAGTTGCACAATTTACTAATGTCGGGATCAGCACCGGCCACTAACAAAACGGACGCTGCTTTCGTTTGCTCGAATTGGCTAGGCAGTTCTAAATGCAGCACCTAGATGACACCCCGGAAAGACGGGGACTAAAAAGTCTAGGGTCTGGCAACGGGTTAGCGCCGTTGTTTTGGTTTGATCCTTTCTTGTGCGTCGCTGCTTTATGCGAGCAGACCCTAGACTTGTTAGTGAATGCGTAGGCTGATGCGCAAAAACGGTGTCAAAGAGTCTTCTGTCTGCTAGTTTGATGACCCGTACCTGACTTTGCAATGCAGACAGGCGGGAGATCAGCACCCGCCACTAACAAAACGAACGCTGCTAATCGGTTATGAGAAATTGGCTAAGCAGTTTGAAATGCAGCACTTAGATGACACCCCGGAAAGTACGGGGACTTGGAGGCGCGGCGAAGATAGTGGGTCGCGGCGGACTGTAAATCCGTTTCCTTTTGGTCAGTTGGTGCAAATCCAACCGCCTCCACCAACACGCATGGGGCTTAGGTGTACCGTGCTAGCCGGGGATGAGCCAATACTCGGCCTAGGCTTCATGCTTGTTAGTGAACAGTCCGGCACAGGAGCTACGAAAGTAGCCTGCAAAGCTTTACAGGTGAACCCTATTGACGAATAGGGCTACGGACATCCGGGGTAATAAGCCCCACCTTATACAGCCTTATATTTTGATATATAAAAATTAGGAGCGCACAATGATTTTGATGATAAGAGCACTACTGATTGCGGCGCTGGCCGCAACGCTAAGCGGTTGCACAAACGGCGCATTTACGCCGACCGAGGAGGCTTCTGTGGCTAAGTTGGCACAAGACGCACGTAGAGGCGCTGCGCGTGAGGCGCTGTTTGTAAAGTGCATGGAGCTGGCCGCCAAAATGCCGCGCCAATCGGACGACGATGTGGCTGACGTGGTGAGTGAGTGCTCGAAACAACCGAGCTACATGACGAACTATGTGCGGTAGCGCGCCTAGCATGAAATACTATTTACCTGACTACAACTTTGCAGTAGAGAAATATAAAGGGGGCTGGATTATGCTGCATAAGGTCAGTGATGCGGTATTAGCGACAACACCGGAGCAGACTGAGGCTATATTGCAATGGGCTGAAAACAACAAAAAAAAATATGACGAATTGGTTAAATTATCATTAAAAGAGCTAGGGGCGCATTTACAAATACGCTGGACCAAAACAGACGACCAAGAATGGCCGCTGAAAGTAATTTACAAACTTTTCAAACAAGGTGAGACTAAAAATCTGGATAAGCTACTTGCAAAAGAAAGCTATCCTAAACTAGCCCCATGCCGGACAATAACGGGGGAAAAGTACGCACAAATTCCGGGAGCATGGAAAGAGCGAATAAAAGCAGACGCGGAAACAATGGCACTGCCTGTTTATGTTGTTGACATTGATGGCGACCCTATAAAGTGGAATGGTTAAGTGTTGCAAAAACCGCATAATTGTGTAGAATAAACCTATCTATAGTAAAAAGTGGATAGAAAATGACTACTAAGCCGAAAACCGGACTTGGTCGGCCAAAAGGAATACCTAAGACCGGAGGAAGAACTGCCGGGACACCGAACAAAGCCACAAGGGAATTCAGGGAAACCATCAACAGAATTCAGGGAAACCATCAACAAGCTGTTGGAGGGCAACGCAGATAATGTTGCCAAGTGGCTAACAATAGTGGCAGAGGGTGATTTAGAAAGAGAAATCAAGCCAGACCCCGGCAAAGCCTTAGATTTACTCGCAAAGCTGGCTGAGTTTGCCGCGCCCAAGTTGGCAAGGACTGAGCTTGTCGGGGCTGAAGGCGGTCCTGTTCAAGTGCAAGAGACACGCAGAACAATCGTAGACCCAAAGAATGACCGCAGTTCTTGATATTCCTACGCCACGGTGGGCTGTTCCATTATTGCAGCCAGCCAGATACAAAGGTGCATGGGGTGGCAGGGGGTCTGGAAAATCTCACTTTTTCGGTGAGTACATCATTGAAGAACATATACTTAACCCGGATGATGCAACAGTTTGTATACGGGAAATTCAAAAGTCTATAGATCAGTCAGTTAAGCGTTTGCTAGAGCAAAAAATCGTCAAACTTAATGCTGGTGATTATTTTGAAGTGTTGGATAAGGCCATTCGCAGCCGTCGCGGGGTTGGTGTTATCACTTTCCAAGGTATGCAAAACCATACAGCCGATTCGATAAAGTCGTTGGAAGGTTATAAACGCGCTTGGGTCGAAGAAGCCCAAACATTGAGCCAATACAGCCTGGATTTGTTACGCCCAACTATACGAATGCCGGGTTCTGAAATGCTTTTTAGCTGGAACCCAAGATTCAAAAGCGACCCAGTGGATGTGTTTTTTAGGAAAAAGAAACCAGACAACGCCATTGTTGTAGCGGTGAACTGGAACGATAATCCTTGGTTTCCTGATGAACTTCGTCAAGAAATGATTGACGATTTTGAGCGAGACCCAGATAAAGCCGAACATATATGGAATGGTGCTTATGGCGCAACTCAGGGCGCGATTTTGGCTCGGTGGGTTAATCAAGCCATTCGAGAAGGAAGGGCAACACCCGATGTAAATTTTGACCCGGACGGGGCAGGAATTGAAGTTTCGTGTGACCTTGGTTTTAGGGATACCGCTTCTTTCTGGTATTGGCAGCGCACACTTGGAGGCTTTCGCGTGCTGGCATACGATGGCGATACGGGTTTGGATGCGGACGACTGGATACCACGAATCCGTGACAAGATTATTGAATTGGGAGCAGGTAAAAAGCTTGGTCGAGTATGGTTGCCTCATGATGCACGAGCCAAGACTTTTCAAAGCAAGCACACGACAATCGAACGATTTGCCCAAGCTTTCGGCACTGACAAATGCGCTATCGTGCCTCAATCCAAAAAACTAGACCAGATCAGCGCAGCACGCGCCGTACTTCCAAAATGCAAGTTTAACTCTGAATTGTGCGAGGCTGGAATGGATGGGTTGATAGCATGGGAGTACGCATACAATGAAGATTTAGGGGTTTTTAGCCGTGAACCATTGCATAATTGGGCAAGCCATCCAGCTGATGCTTTTGCCTACGGCGCTCAAATAATGCAGGAATTAACACCAAAAGAACCCGAAAAACCCGCAAAATTCAACATAAAAGCACAAAACGGTGTCATAATTACAGCACCTTTAGATGAATTATGGCAAGACGTTAAACGCCAACAGGAAAGATACTAATGTCTATATTTACAGTATCAGCAGAAGTAGTGCAATTATAAGAGTGAGCATAGTCCCATGATATTTGTACAAGCGCACCCACAAGCCAGGCCGCCAGCCATTGATAAAATTGGCGCAGTGCAATATGTCATGTGGCACCCTGTTAAATGTGAAGACAAAACAGCATATTATTTGTTCCCAAATGGCGCAGAGTTAAAAACTAGCGCAACACCTGAAAGACTGGTGGCCGTTGCGGAAAGCCCAGAAGAAGCCTGGTCAAGAATTATGACCGACAAGCCGCTTCTCGAAAAATACGGAATACCCACATGAATCCAGTAGACGCAAGCACAAAATGGCTGGCAGAGCTAAAACTCGCAAAACGAGAAGATGAAAAGTTTATTGAGCGTGGCGACAGGATAATACGGCGTTATCGTGACGACCGCAAAAACTTCACGACCTACGGCAAACGATTCAATATATTGTGGTCGAACATTCAGACCATGATGCCAGCCCTATACGGGAAAACCCCTAGAGCCGAGGTATCGAGACGCTGGAAAGATTCTGACCCGGTTGGACGCACTGCTTCGGTGATTATTGAGCGCTGTTTACAGTACGAGATTGACAAGGGCGACTTTGACGCTTCGATGCGGCTGGCAATACTTGACAGACTACTGCCCGGACGCGGTACGGTGTGGGTGCGGTTCGAGGAAAAAGAACTAGCCCAACCTGTTGACGCTTTGCCCGGTGAGGAAGGTGGCGAGGCACAGGTCATGCCAAACGCGCCTTATAAATACGAATGTACCCCGGTAGATTATGTCTTCTGGAAAGATGTGAGATATTCACCCGCAAGATGTTGGGATGAGGTGACATGGATCGCCCGTAGGGTGTACATGAGCCAAGATGACGGCATTAAACGATTCGGCGAGGATTTTAAGCAAGTTCCATTAACTCACGAACCTGTTGGCCTAGATGAAATGGAAAAAATGGGTGTTGAAGGCCTGGACGACATGAAAAAAGCCGTTGTCTGGGAAATATGGAGCAAGACGACAAAGCAGGTTTTCTGGGTGTCTGAGGGATACTCTAAGACGCTGGACATTAAAGACGACCCACTAGGGTTAGATAATTTCTGGCCATGCCCCAAACCTTTGTTTGCTACCCAAACCACCGAGACTTTAGTACCCATACCCGATTACAGCCTTTATCAAGACCAAGCCGAAGAGATTGACATGCTAACCAACCGGATAGCAA